ACTGGAAATCTAATCGCTAAGGCAGTGCCAGATTCTGTTTATGAGTATGCAGGAATGGACCCCAAGACAGGCGAGATAACTGCTGAAGCAGAACCACCAGCAGTTAGTGCAATAACTACAGCAGAACAGTCAACACAGGCAGAAGCGAAACAACCAATTAAACCTAAGCTTCGGTTGGTTGGTGGAGATATAGTAGAAGACTACGAAACGCAAGCCTATGATTCTATAAGGTCGCCAACACCATTCGAAAATGTATTTGGCTCACCGTCGACGAGTTCTAGTGTATTAAATACTGTTAAACCAACCTCGACAGACGTTGTGGTTGAGACTCCTGGAGTAGAGGAAACCCGCAGAGGAGAAGCATTATCTGATATGAAGACAGAAAATGCAACAACTTTAGTTCAACAAGAAGAAAGAGCACAGCAAGCGATCAATCCAATCATCAACGCGCCGAGCAGTTCGTCTGTAGTCAATAACTCCAGCAACCAATCAGTGTTAATGGGTTCTCCTGGAGCCAGCGATCGATTCGACTATAGTAATCTTAGAACAGGAAGAAGGTGGGGTTAAATCGGAAAGGTAGATTCCCAGTCGGGTTTAACTGGTTCTGTTATCTGTGTTAATCTTTTACGCAATCCACTAGTTGAAAAAGAATGATCTCGGTTATTGTATACCAACCCAATGCCATTATCGATGCAATATTGCTTACCAGTAAAATCTTTTTCGACGTAATCACTACCAATGATTCTCACATCAATAGGCAATGTTTTTAATATGTCAAGCAATTCAGCTTCGGTATTATAGACTACGATGTCATCGACAAAGCGAACAGCCGCTAATTGCATTTGACGTTCGAATATTGATTGTATAGGTTTATTTTTTTGGGGACGATCAATGGAAGGATCGTTTTGGAGAGCAACAATGAGATAGTCACAATTTTGTTTTGCTTCTGATAGCATAGCACAATGGCCAGCATGTAATAAATCAAAGGCACCAGCTGTTAGGCCAATAACTCCGCGGTCTTCTACGCCGCCATTTAACCACTTTAACATATCTTTAAGAACCTAATTAATAAAAGGATCCGACATGGGGAATAATGCCCTCCCCATGTCACCTAAAAGATCCAGTATTATATATTAATCTTCTGCTGCTAATTTAGCGAAGTATGACATGGTGTCGTCTTCGTCTTCGGCATTGATAGAATCAATGGGAGCAGAAAAAGACTCAGCAAAAACAGGTTCAGCAGCTGCAGCTCGTGGTGCTGGTGCAGCAACCTCGTCTAGCGCTGGCTGATAACCTTGTGATGCAACAGATTCTCCAAGAACCATTGACAGACGAGCAGAAAGCTCATCATACGTCTTATATGTTTCTGGAGCACTGTACTCACTCAGATCATACAGCTTATTATAAATCTCTTCTAAGTAGGTATCATCATCAGACAGAGCAGAAGGCGAAGTAAATTCTGATTTGTCATAATTACGATACCCAGCAACTTGTCGAATCTTCAACTGGAATGAAGCGCCTTCCCAAAAATCGAATGGGTTGATTGGCTTCTCGCCTGGAAAGGTGGGTTGCATTATATCCATGATCTTGTCATGAATTTTCTTGCCGAAAGTGTAAAGGAATACTTTACCTTCGTTATCTGGGTTTGATGGGTCGCTTTCTACTAAGATGTTTGTTACATAATGTAGACGACGCTTACGCTCGCGAGCAACGTCTTTATCGCTCTCTATGCCGCTGTTCCAAAGCTTTGAATTTGCTTCTGAGAGTGGATCGACTTGACCGATTGACGTGAGTGACTTCTCGATGTACCATTGGCCGGTTGGACCTTTGAAAGCGTGATCCCAGTAACGAGCCCATGGAAGTTCATTTCCTTCTGGAGCAGGCAAGAATCGCACAACAGCATAACCGTTACCAGCTTTATCTACTGTAGGTTTCCATTGACGTTCATCAATGTATGATTTCTTTTCATTAGAAGGGCCAGCTGCTTGAAGCAACTTGGAGATTTGATCGCGATTACGCTTGAGGTTTGAAAATGACATATTATTTCCTTGTATTTGTATTGTATTTTTTGTATTGTATGTATCTGTTATCCACATCACCAGATTGTCTCTGATGTATATCATTATATAATATTATTTAGCACTATTCAACAGGTAGGGTGTTGACTCTGGGAAGCATGTTTAGCTGTTGAGCCTCCGCTTGGATTTTATCTTTAATGATTGGTGTGACATATTTCTTAATATCTTCTAACTCAATGTTATTTCGTTCGCATACTTCAACAACCGCGTCCATGTGCGAAACTTTGTTTTCATGGGCAAATTCTTTTACCATTTTAGAGAATTTACTCTTGGTTAAGAATGAGCCTTCCATATCAATCGCCATCAATTTCCTCCTCAGTTTCTGGATAATGCACTCCTGGAGTGCGCACAGGAACACCGTTCTTATATGCAACGGCCACTGATCTGTATCCGATTTTAAATTCCATATTCTCACCATACCGCCAGTCGTTCCATGTTCCGGTTGACAGGTAGGTTTGTAGGTTTTTACAGTAGGTTTCAGTTTGCTGGTATAAAGCTCGATCAGAAGATTGCTTTGAATCTTTTAATGATCTCATACCAGCGAGTTTACCTTTCCAAATAACCAACCATTTCTTTACCTTTGCGGGAGAGAGGAAGTGGTCGTCTGGAAGGTTCCTTATCGATTCATCGATCGATAAATTCTTGGGTTCACCCTTGGCTGCTCGAGCTTTTTTGAGGCGCTCGACTGCCGCTTCTTTTTGCTCAGCAGTCATGGGTTTTCGATTTTGTTTAATCTTCATCACGAATCAAAGCGTTGAATTCCTGTAGGTTACGCAGAAAGCTGACATTAGCACCACAAGCTTCACCAGACTCCGTGATCGCAGAAACGTCTTTAGGAAAACAATGGCCACCGTAACCGTATTTGCCGTCAGGTCCAGGAACCTGTGTATGAGAGATTCCGATTCGGGGATCGATCGTGATAGCCTCAACCATAACATCAAAGTCTTCGAATTGCATAGCGGTATAGATCATTTGCATTTGATTGAAGAAAGAAACTTTGGTCGCTAAAAATGCATTCTCAACATACTTCGCAAAGGCTGCTTGGGGTGCAGATAAGAAACGAACATTCTTCAGTTTAGGTAAGCATGGTTTAAAAATTTCATGCCACCAACGCATTTGTCCACCACCGTAAATCGCAAATTCTTGATTTAGAAATTCAGCAGTAGGATCAGCACCAGTGGTTCCTCGTAAGAATTCTGGGCTGATGGTTGTCATTCCTCGTGGCGCGAAATCCGCGATATAAATCGGGTCGACTGCAGATTTAACTAGAAATCTGGTCTCGAATCCATACTTCTCGAATACAGCATCAACGTTCGAGCAATCACAGAAACCATCTGCTGCGCTAGGAGTGGCCACGCAAACAACAACACCGTCGACGGGATCACCAATAGTAGGATCATACTCATGTCCTAATAATGGATCGTCGATGAAAGTTTCTACATGAGGATGTTTGGCCAGAGCAGATTCAACTGCAATTCCAACTGGGCCGTAGCCACAAATTACGATTTTAATTGTATTAGACATATATGAATACCTTTGACTGCAAGACACAGTCTACATTATTTTTTGGAAGATTTCAACTCTTTGTTTTTCTCGACCCAATCTTCAGCTGTTGTGCCTGCGCTCTCTGAAGTTGACTTTCTATAATATAATACCAGTTCTTTTTGTTGAAGTAAATACCTACGCAATTCTTGGAGATTTTCAGCCATCTTTTCATAACCATCGGGGGTTAGGGCGAACACAACAAACTGGCCGTCTAGAGTCTTTTCAATATCTTTTTTCTTCTCTTCTAAATTGTCGCTTGTGATGACAAACCAATTAAGGTCTAATAGAGTTATCTCAGCCGGTAGGGGAGGTTGGTAGATGCGTAGAGGAACCGTTTCTATTTTGGTAACAACAGTTGGTTCGGGTTGAGGGGCAGGAACGCTCTTGCCGAACATAGCACACCCTCCAAGAGAGAATAGAATGAAAAGTAAACTACTTATCCGCATTTTGGATCTCCTTGCTGCCTTGTTCGACTTCACGAAAGACAGAGGCAGTAGCCTTATTGATTCGACTCTCGATCAACCCAGGTTTTGCTCGAGCTAATCGGGTAAGATTATGGTCGGAAAAAATTCTCATGTATTTTTTCTTTTCTTCGTACAGCTCTTGATTTCTATTAGTTAATTCTTGAACTTGCTCTTGTGAGACTTTTTGTTCTTTGATTAACTCCTCCACTCTTGCAGCATTACTGTCTGCAGTTTGTTGTAGAGTAGTATTGTTGTCTTTGAGGGTCTTGTTGTTCGACTCGAGTCTAGCAATGCTCGTTTCGTACTTAGAGATTGTTACTTGGTAATATGCATAAGCGCCACCAATAGTGGCGAGAGATCCCATTAACAAAATTATTTTCAAATATCCAAACATGTTCTTATTTCACTTGTTTCTTTCGCTTTCCATTAATCTCAATGTAATGTTTTGTGAGAGGGTATCTTTTCTTCTTAGATGGTCCCATGTTTTTAGTGTCTTGAGGAATACCAGCGTCAGCTGCTGTTGTCATTTCTTCATAAAACATCTGTTTAAAAGTTTTCATGATTCTGATTATCAATTTTTACTAAAGATTCATTTACTTGTAACTGCTCAATGAGCTGATTGAACGTTTTCATACGTCGTTTCCTTTTTATACCATAAAAAGTATCTATAAATCGCGCAACATTCCATTTAATAAATACTAGTTTATTTAGGAATGTTGCGCGGGGCATTACCAAAACTTTAATTTCTTCTTAATTTTCTTCGCGCCTTCTGATACAGATTTGCCTACAACCGAAACCGCGTCATTCACAGGAGCTGCAGCTTGTTCAACAACGTGAGTTGTTGTATCCACCGCCGCTTTACCAGTAGAAACGACAGCTTCTTGAGCGGGTTTCGTGTCGACACTTACGCTCGCATCGACATCAACACCAGC